GTCGAACTCCAATCTCTTTTGCTCCGTGCTTGGCAGCGCGTGGGCAACGACGCATCGAGCATGGCAAACATCCCGAGCAATGCCCAGGTGATGATGGTCAGCGCCGCCAGCGACGCCATCGTGCAATGCTGGGAATGGGCCGATTGGCCGGAGCTCTGCAACGAAGAAGAACGCACCGTGCAGGGGGACGAGACAGTCGGCTTTTACATCGACTTTGAACAAGTCGGCGAAACGCCGATGGGAGAAGTCTTTGCCGTCTACCTGGACAACCCGGCCACGCACGTCCTGCCCCGGCAGCTGAGCTACACCTTGCTCGGCGACAAAATACAATTTCCCGGGGAGAGCACGCCCCCGGGCAACGTCTATGTGCGCTACCGCACCAGGCCAACAACCTACACCGCAGCCAATTTGACGGCCGCCGTGCCGGCCGTGCTCGGCCGCGCCGTTTCCTACCTCCTGGCCGCTTCGCTGCTCGAGGAGGATGGGCAAATGGACAAGGCACTACTCATGGAACAGAAGGCAGAAGCCGAGCTCATCGCCGAACGCGACAAATACGTGTTTCAACAAAATCAACCCGGCCGATGGTCGGCTCAAACCAGCAAATACTAAATCATGCACAAAAACGTCCATACCGTTCCTTCTACCGGAACCGTCATCAACCGAAGCGGCGCCTCGGTAACTGCCGCACAATTCGGCTCCCAGATTGTTATGGGGGCAAACAAATCGAGAACATACTTGGTCTTCCAAAACATCAGCGACACGGTGATGTTGCTTAACTTTGGCGAAACGGCCGGCGCCCTTGACAGCATCAGCGTGTCGCCCGGTGGTAGCGTGACGTTTAATGCCGGCTGGGTTCCATCGCAGGACGTGTATCTCCGATGCAGCGTCACCGCAAAAAACTTTGTGGCCAAAGAAGGGGTTTGATGAGGCTGCTCTTGGCCATTTTATTTCTGGCGGCGGGCGCTTACGGACAGATCGCCAATCCGACCACGGCATCGTCGTTGGGTCTTGGGACGACTGACGGCGTTACGTTCGCTCGGTTAAGTGTGTCGAACGGAGCGATCACGAACCCTGCAATCCAAATCGGTGCGACCAATACTGGGTTTTCTGCGTCTGAATCTCCATCAACAATTCGGGCAATCGCGGGCGGCTCGGCGCTACTCTCGTTGTTTGCCGGTGGTTTCAACGTCACTCCAGTCGCAACTTTTTCGACCAACGTCACGGTAGCCGGAACCCTCGGAGCAACCGGAAACGCCACCTTGAGCGGCGTGAACAACACCGCGCCATTGCAAGCGGCCAGCAGCGCGTCGAGCTTGATCACCCGCGATTTGATCTATCAAGCGCAAGCGGACTTCAATTCGGGTGATCTTATTACGCCCGCGGCGACAATAACCGCGGGAACCGGAGCGTCGGCATCGCCTTTCAATACCATTGGGCACGGCGTGCAGATTTCCATTTTTACAAACTCGGCTGCTGGCGCATTTCTAGGAGATGCGGTTTGGAGCCAAAGTGGTTCTAGCGGTGCGCTAATGCCAGCAAACAAGGAAATAGACATCACTTTCAAAGGGGTAATGCTTCGCGTCGAGGCAAACACTAATTTCGTCAACCGAATGGTGTTTGGGGTCGGCGCTCCCAACAGAACCCCGCCCGCAGCTAGAACCCAAGCAGCCACAAATATGAGTTGGGGCGTGAACTTTTTTTACGATGGGACTAATCAAGTTTACGAACCATTCTGGTTTACAACCAACTACATTACTGGGCCAATTGGCGTTGTTCCCAACTTAACAGACACAAGCTGGGCCGGACGTGTCTACACGATACGGCTGCGGCAGACAGCAGGAGGAAACATTGCCTTTTTTATCAATGACGGATTGTCGGGAAGGCTCTCCGCGACACCGACATGGTCAACCAACGTCGCGTGGCCTTCGACCACCTACGGCGGTCGATTTATCGGCATGGAATGCGCGTCAGCAACTAATGCGACTGTTTCGACCAACGCCCGAATGCATTATCGCGTTGCCTACATTAAATACGAACCATGAGACGTCTCCTTGCATCTCTGCTACTTGTCTCTGCCTCGTATGGTCAGATCGCCAATCCGGTCACGGCGGGTTCGTTGGGTCTTGGTTGGTCTGCTTTAACCAACACTAACGCTGGGAACTTTCGGTCAGCTATCGGGTTGGGTTCGTGGGCCGAGTTGAACGATGGTGCGCAGGTGCGTGTCGAATCGCTCAATATTAGCGATGGCGAGCAGGCAAATTATACGCAATTCACTACCGCAGGAGTTTTCTTCAACGGCGGAAATGACCTTCAATTCCGCGAAGCATTATGGCTTGGCACTAACAACGCCGTCACATTTTCCAACATCACGGCTCGCGGCACGCTCTCAGTTACTGGCAACGTTACCTTGAGCGGCGTCAACAACACCGCCACAGCGCAGACAACGAATAGCGCGTCGAGTTTGATGACGCGAAGCCTTTCCGACACGCGATACGGCGAATGGATTTCGCAAACTGAAATGGGTCAGTTGGAGTTCACGACAGCAACCGTATCCTCAACAACATTGGGTGGCTCATATTCGGCTGGGCTTACCAATACATTATGGGGATCTGTTTTGCGAATGTATGCCTTCACCAACACGGGTGACTACAGTGTGGTAAACGTAAATTCAGCTTCACTTGCATTTCTTAATAGTGCTGGCGTGGCTTTTCAAGGCCAAGGCACCGCGCTTTATGTGCGAGCAGCCGCAGGCGTGGGATCAAATCGCGTAGCGCGCATTATTTATGGCGGGGTTAGCAGCAATCAAGTTGCCGGAATTGTCGGCACAAACGGAATTGATAGACGTGGATTTGCGTTGGAAATTGCACCTACAACAAACTCCTCGACAAATAATTTGCGGCTAATTGCCCAAGACGGCACGAACGGAAATGTCGCAAGCGCATGGGTTCCGGTTCTCGCTGGTTCTCTCGGCGGTTCGTATTTTATGGCTCACAGCAGTAACGCAACGCGCGTTTACTACGGAATCGAGAACGCTCGTCCTTCACGAACTCCCGTTATCACACTCAATCATACATTTGCGGCGGGAACTGGAGCGGGACAGCCGACAGGAATTCTGTTTTCGGTAGTGAACACCAACAATGATACTTCGGCGGGCAATTTGTATATTCGCGGAGCTTGGCAAATGATTAACGCAGACTTGGTCGGTTATTAAAATTTATGAAACTACTACTCGAATCAAACGCGCTCACTCGCTTCGCTCAACGAGGCGACTACGCAACCACATCCTCTGTTCCCTTGGACGGTGAACTTGCTACTACCGCGCAAACCTTACTTGCGTGGTTGCAAACGCAACTCGCGGAAAACGAATCCGTCGGCCAAGTCTTCCTCGAGCCGGACGGCTTCGACTACGAGCTCGACGCCGAGGGCAATGCGACGGGCACCCGGCCGAGGTTATCGGCGGCGGTGACCGCTCACGCCGCGGCCGGCGCCCGGTCCGTCGTTTACTCGAGTGAGGCCCTTCCGGCGGAACTGCGCAATGGGCTGCTGGCAGCCTGGGCGACAATCGAGGCAATGCCATGAGCCTGCTCCAGACGCATCTGAGCACGGTGGAGCGTGGGGCGTTGGGCACCTTTGCCAGCCTCGGCTCGGCGGCCGTCTCCATGGTGAGCCACCTGGAGCTATACCTGCGGATCGCCGGCCTCTGCGTCGGCCTGGCGGTCGGCTTGATCACTTTAATGTCGGTCTACCATGACCTACGCAAAAAACAGAAGGAGAACCAATAAGATGACAAACTGGAAAACTACTACCCTCGGCGTGTTGACCGCGCTGATCGCCCTGGCCACCGGCGCCAAAGAATTTCTTTCGACCGGCAGCTTGCCTGACCTCGGCCTGATCGCGGCTTCGCTCGCGGCCGCCTGGGGATTGGTGATGGCCAAAGACGGCAATGCTCGCGGTTAAGTTTGTCGCTGCTGGCTTGGTCTTCGCGGCCTACCTGCTCCTGCCCGGATGCGTGACCCTGGGATACGACTTTCTCAAGCAGCAAGCCACCATGACCGTGACGACCCCAAGCACTAAAGGACTATCCAAGTAACCAATGTGGCACCGGCTTCGGAGATTATTTGGCAGACGGTCCGGCGCTTTCCTACCGCCGGCCTCGCCGAATTTGCCCTCCGCTGCCACAACGAACTGCACCGGCGAGCAGCCCAAGACGAGCTACGACGAGCGCAAAGCCTACACCCCGAACAAAGGCAGCAACGTGATCCGGCCGGAGGCAATAGTATTGCACCACAGCGACGGTAGTTACCGGGGCGGGGTGGCTTGGATTAGCAACCCGGCGGCCAAAGTCTCCTATCACGTGCTAATCGCCCGCGACGGCCGGCGCACCGTGTTTGCCGACGACAACGAAAGGTGCTGGCACGCCGGCCGGAGCAGTTGGATGGGCCGCCCGGATCTCAATAGCTGGTCCCTCGGCGTGGCCTGGGAGGGAAATACCTACGACTACCCGCTCGGGGACGACGCTATGGCCTCTGCCCTCGAGTATCTCGTCCCTCGGATGAAGAAGTGGGGGATTGAGCTTAACACCGTGCTCACGCACCAGCAGGTCGCGCCGACCCGGAAGACGGACATCGCGCCCGGGGATGCGGACCGCTTCCGCAGCAAACTAAAAGCAGCCCTTATTTAATTATGGCCAAAACAATCGCACAGCTACCCGACGAACTCGCCGCAACACCGGAGGCAGCCGACCTGCTGGTCATTTCCGATGGCGGCGTGACCAAGAAAATCTCCGTTAGCAACCTGGTATCGGCCGCGCTTAACCTGGCGGGCAACAAGACCGTGTTTGACGGCGCCAACCTGGTGCTCGGAACCACGACCGGCACAAAGGTCGGCACGGCGACGACACAAAAGCTCGGCTTCTACAACGCCACGCCGGTCGTCCAGCCCGCTGCCGTGGCCAACGCGACGGACGCCGCCAGCACGCAGGCACGGCTCAATGACCTGCTCGGGCGCCTCCGCACCCTCGGCATCATCGCCACTTAATGTCACTTGAAAGTCCAATCCAGCGCGACGGCGACATGGGTTTCATCGGCTACTCCAGTCGGATGAACCCTGTGACGTTGCCCGCCGGGATGCTCCAGCTCAGCGAGAACATGCGCTTAGACCGCGGCGTGGCCGTGACAAGGCGCGGCCTCAAGCGGCTGGCCGACGACATTTCCCCGGGCCAGGTGCCGCTGACCGTTCCCTTCGTATTGACCGATCCCGGCCCGATCGTGCGCAACAGCTACGACGGCGGGATCTTTGCGGCGGCCGTGATGCGCTCGCCGGACGAGGCCAACAGCATGGAGGTCACGCTACTGGCGGCCTCCGACCGCGCCTACGTTTACCTGACAGACGGCAGCCTGCAGTTCTCCGCGGCCTGGGCCAGCGGCGTCCTGGCCATCGACGGCACAGACAACCTCGAGCTCGGCGGCGGCAACGAGCTGGTCATCGCCCGGCTGCCGGCCTCGCTCATTTACCCTTCCGGTGAAAGCGTCCAGCCCTCGGACAACGTGTCGATGGTGCAGGCGTTTGACCGCATGTATCTATTCCGGGAGGCCGACACCTCGCAGACCGGCTGGGAGCAGAAATACACCACAGCGAGCGGTGTCTCGGTTTCCGGCACGGTCGCCACGGTCTTTGTGACCGGCCACGGCTACCCGGCCGGCGCCCGCGTCCGCATCGAGGGCAGCAGTAGCACGGCTTTTGATGGGCATGAATTTCAAGTCGAGGCCGGCAGCCTAAGCGCCGACAGCTTCACCATCACCGTGCCGACCGGCACGCCTTCGGACGCATCACCCAACATCCGGGTCCGCCGGGTGAAGCCGCCGCTTTACTGGACCGGCGACCCCGCGACCGGATTTGTCCGCGCAACGGCTGGCGTCCCGGATGTTGGCGTGACCTTCCGCCGCCTGCGCTCGGCGCCTTGGGGCAGCTACATCAACAACCGACTCGTCATCCCCGATGGCAAACAGAACGTCATGCTGAGCGATGTGCTTGATCCGGATAATTTTGACAATTTCTGGCAGTCCTTCCGCGTCGGCGTGGGCGGCAACGACCGGATCGTGGCGGTGCATCCGTGGGTGGACAACAACGTCCTGGTCTTCTGCCGCAAGAGCATCTGGATCGCGGTCATAGCGCAGACGCTAAACGATGACGGAAACGCTTACACGATCGACCCCGCCGTGACCCGCCTGGAACTCCTGACCGATGAAATCGGCTGCGCGGCCCGCCGGACGATTTGCACGGCCGGCCAATTCATCTATTTCTTGTCCGACGCCGGCGTCTACCGACTCGACACCAAGCTCGACCTCAAGCTACGCGGCGAAACCAAGCCGTTGAGCGACCCCATCGCCGACCAGCTGCAGGATCTCCGGGCCGATTTGGTTGAGCACGCCACGGCGCTTTACTTCGAGAACCGCTACTTCCTGGCCGTGCCGCTGGCCACCGCGATTGACAGCAACAACGGCGTTTTTATTTACAACCAGCTCAATGAGGCGTGGGAAACCCGAGACATCTACGGAGTCGGGGTGAATGACTTCTTGGTCGCTGACATCAACTCGCGCCGGCGCGTGATGATCAGCAGTCAGGCGGGCAAGCTCATGCTTTTGGACGAGGTCGAGGAGGGTGACGAGTCGCCGGATGCATCGGTTGACTTCACCGAGCCGGTCCCGGGCAAGATCGTCACTCGTCGCTACGGCATGGGAACGATGTCGAGCAAGCGCTTCACCCGTGCCCTCGCCGACGCCGTGCTGCCCAACACCGGGTCGATCACCGTGACGGCCAACCTGCGCAACCCTGATAAGACCGAACCTTTGGTGCCCGGGCTGGAAAACACCACGGGCTCCGGCAACGACTACAGCCTCAAGTTGCCCCTCCGGCGCAAGGCGCATTACTGCGAGCTGGAAATTTTAACGAACGCTAACCGACCTGAGATCCGCAACATCTCGATCGAGGCCGCCATCCCCGGGCGCCCGCAAACCGAAACACGTCACGCTGCTTAAAACATTATGGCTAATATCACCGTCACTCGAGGACACAACGCACCGACCGGATTTGTCACCGGCGAGATGGTCACACCCGATACGCTCAACGCCGCGCAAACCCCGGTGGTGGCACTCACCGCGGGAAGTATCGTCAACGACGATATATCGTCCGGCGCCCAAATCGCCTTCTCCAAGCTGGCAACCGGCGCGTTGCCCGCGGCGATCACGGTGACCACGGCTAACGTAGTCGATGCGTCTGTCACTCCTGCCAAGTTGAGCGGTGCACAGACCGGCACGGCGCCGATCTATGGGGTCAGGGCGTGGGTGAACATCAATGGCGCAACGGCAAACAATCTGAATTTCGACTACACGACAAATTCCCTCGGCACGATAGTCCTTGTGACCACAGCTACGGCGCACTCCCTCAGAGTCGGCCATGTGGTCTACCTTGAGTTTTCAGACGGCGGGGCGCAGCGCCCAACGAACAGGGCTTACACCGTGACCGCGGTGGGGCCGGAAACCACAAGGTTCAATGCCGTTGGCGATCCTAAAGCCTCAGATACAACCGGCCAAGGGGTGCTTCGCAGAAGGACTGTGCGTGCCTCTGGCAACGTCGCCTGCGTGTCTCCGGTCAACGACTCGGAGACGTCTGCGGAATTTGCCGTCAACTTTGCAACAGCGCTCCCAGACGCTGACTATGCTCTTTCCGGCCTTGCGGCCCGAAGCGCAGTCGCCCAAGACAACATCGTCACGGCTAGGTCCACCGATGTGAAGACCGCAGACGCTTGCGTGATCAGAGCTGCTACCGGCGGTGGATCACAGCTCACGTCATGCCCGCTCGTTACGGCAATGTTCATCCGATGACGCCATGGGAAAAAGCAGCACAATGGCAACAGGACTACTGCCCGGACGAACGGCTCATCGAGGCCATCTCGGACTGCGTGGCCAACGGATTGGTCTACGCGTCGAGCGACCTTTTCTTGCTGGCCTGGGAGGCGCATTGGAATGAGCAGGAGCAACGCATCACGCCCGGCGCACCCAATGCGTGGGTCTGCAAGCTGGCGGCCGGCCACGATGTCATCCGGGCGGGCATGCGCGTCGCTCCGCACGGCCACAAGTTTTTGGTCTGGCAGCGAAACAACGACGGCCGCTGGCGGGCCCATCGCTGGGACAAACTAAGCAAACGATTTAACAAACTAGGAGGACACTAATATGGGAATGGGAGGATCACCAACAGCACCGACACTCGACACAAAGCAATCGGCCGACCTGCTTCGGCAGCAGCTTGCCATCCAGCGCCAGGAACTTCCGGCCATGTCTGTCGCGGCCGGTAACGCCTCGCGGCAGGAGAGTCGCAGGAATATCGACTTCGGCCTCCGCCTGCTCAACGACTCGCGGCTCCGCAGCAGCTATGAATCGGCATTGCCCGACGAGATGCGCCGGCGATCCGGTCTTCTTGGCCAGCTCGACGCCGCGCAGACGGCCGCGCCGGAATACACCAGGCTGCAGGAGCAACTGCAAGGTGCAGTCGGCGAGCGGGCCGGCATGCTGTCGGCCCAGGACACCCGGGACGCAACGCAGCAGGCACGCTCGGCCATGGCCGCCCGCGGGATGGCAACAGGCAACGCCGGAATCGGCGCCGAGTTGCTCAACCGTGACCGATTCGTCCAGCAGCGCCGCGGGCAAGACCTCGGCCTGCTCGGGCAGTCGGCCCTGCTCGCCGAGCAAGAACGGATGCGACGCATGGGGCTCGGCCGTGACGCCTACAATTTCAGCATGGGAACCAACCCTGCGATGCTGGCGATGGGCATGGGCTCGCCTTACGCCAACTTGACGCAAAACGCCATGTCCATGGTCGAGCGGGCGCAGGGGCTAAGCCCGATGTATTCGGGCGGTCAGTTTTCGGGCCAGGGGATGAACATGATGGGCGCTGGCATGGGGGCACTAAGCGGGGCGGCCATGGGGGCAATCGCAGGCGCCCCGGCTGGGGGCATAGGAGCACTACCGGGCGCTTTGCTCGGCGGCGTGGCCGGCGCCGCTGGCGGCTCATTTTCCTAAACAATTAACCAACGAAACCAAGGAGAACCAATATGACACCAGCACAGTTTTGGCAGATTGAACAAGGCAACCAGCAGGCCCAGCGGCAGAACATGCAGCAGATGACCAACCAGGTCTTCCAGGCGGCCGGCGCCCTGGCCGGACAATACGCGGAGAACAAAGCCCTCGATGCCAAAGGAGGCGCGTATGCGGACTTCATGAAAAGCCACGGCTCGCAGCTGGGATTTGACGCGAGTTACCTGGAGGATTTCCTCAAGAAGAAACCCCGCGAGCAAGCCATGATCGGTGACCAGATCATCGGCATGCAAAACACCGGCCGGCAAATCATGAATCAAGAATATCTGAGTCAACAGGCGACAGCCTTCGGCGGCAGCCGCGGGACCGGCGGCGGGGGAAAGAGTGACGGCAGCTATATAGTGGGCAAAGGATTCCAATAAGACGATGGACTTCGATACTTACCTGCAAAACAAGGGCATCGCCCCGGGCACAATACTGCCGGCGGCGATCGCCAAGCAGATGCACGCGGACTATCTCAAGAGTGGCGGCAGCGGGTTCACCCCGACGACGGGCATGATGACAAACCAGGTTTCGGGGACGGTGACGCCTTACTTCATGAGCTCGCCGAACTCGGCCCAAATCATGGCCGAAAAACAGCCGACCATGAAGATGGTGCCTGGCAAGGATGGCAAAGCCTATGCCTTCGACCCGCTGACCGGGACGGTGGCTCCGGTCACGGTGAAGGGCTCGACGAACCAATTTGAGATGGACCCGAAAGCTAACCGCATGCAGGAACTCATGGACGCGCTGGGCGGCGCACCGGCCGAGGAGGAAGAATCGCCGGGAATCCTCGCCAGCATTTTCGGCGGAGCCAAGGCCACGCCGGCGCCGACGCCTAGCCCGACGCCGATGGCTACGCCGGCCCCGGCCATGGCCGGGACGAATGCACCACAGGCGGCCTTTGGCTCGGTGGATGAGGTGCTCGCCGCGGCGGGGGCGGGACGCATCACGCTGGAAGAAGCGCAAAACATTCTGGTAAGCCAATTCAACCTGAACCCGTGAGCAAGCAAAGCGCCAGCGCCTTGCTTGCCGGACTGACCGTGTTGCGTGATCCGGAGGCGGAAAACCGTCGCCAGATGGATTTGGGCCGGACGTCGTCGTGGTCGCAGGAGCCGGCCGGGGACGTAAGCCTGGATGTCGCTCCGGAAGCGCCGGCGGTGGTCCCGAATGAGTTGGTGCGGGAGGCGGATGCCGCGTTTCTGCAAAGCCAGGAGCCTTACAGTGACCCGGCGCTGCCGCAGGCAGACGAAGACGTGCCGCCGCCGCGGGCATCGGCCTCGGAACTACTAGCCAAGATCAAAGTGCAGGCGCCGGCGGGCCAACCGCGGGCGTCGGCCTCGGCGCTGCTGGCCGAATTGAAGGCGCCAGCGCCGGAGCCGGTGGACCCGGAGGCCAAGCCGCTAAATCTTTCGTTCGGCGGCCCGGAGGCGGCGATGGCCTCGGCGGTGCGGGGCGAACCGAAGAAACCGGTGACAACACCGGAGGCGGCGGATGGCAGCGATGTGACGTTCGATGCGAAGGGGCCGGCCTTTCAATTTACGGGGACGCTGGTCATGGACCCGTCTTCCGGGGCGGAGCAGGGGCTGGATGGGATGGTGCCGGCGGCGCCGCGGGGGCCGGTGGCGGCCACGGCGGGCCAGGCGGAGCCGGTGCTAAATCGCCGGCCGCGGTTGGTGCCGAGTGCGGGCGGACAGATCGTCTTTGATCAATCGACGCCGGAGCGGTTTACCCAGGGGGTGGAGGAGGCGTTTGCTGCGGGGATCTTGCCGGCGTCGAACTATGAGAAGATCAAGGCAAACACGGCGGAAATTTTCAAGGTGGTCGAGGCTCGGCGGAAGTTGGAGGAGCGGGCCCAGGCGGACCCGAAACTCCTAGCGGTGCTGCAGGGCTTGGGCCGGGGCGGTGCGATGACGGCGGGTGCGGTGGCCGGAGCCAAGGCGTTTGCGACGGCGGGAAGCCTGGCGGCCGCGGCGACGGGAGTCGGCGCTCCAGCGGTGCCGATCGTGGCCGCGGTGACCGGAACGGCCGGCGCAATCGTCGGCGGCGTCGGCGCGGGCTTGGCCTATGATGCGCTTTACCGCCAGCTGGGCCAACACTTCGAGGAATACGACAATGTGATGAAGTCGGCCGAGCTCTACCCGATGCACAAGGCGGGCGGCGAGCTGGCGATGGCCGGCCTGGCGATCGGGACGAGCGTGCCGCAGGCGGTGCGGGGCTTGCAGACGGCTTACCAGGCGGGCGGGCTGCCGCAGGTGGCGCGGACGGCGGCCGCGGCGGGCGGGCTGGGCGCGGGGACGGGCGTGGTGGCTTACCCGATCGATGCGGTGGTGCGCGGCGAGCCGGTGACGCCGGGTGGCTTTGCCACGGCGGCCGGGACGGGTGCGCTCTCGGGCGGATTCTTTATCAATAACCGGATGGCGCGGACGCCGGAAGTCATGCGGATCTTTGCCAAGGCGGATGCGGGGAACAAATTAACCGCGACGGAGGAAACCATTTACCGGGCGGCCTATGGCCCGCTCGAGGCGGCGGTGCGTCGCGGCCAGGTGGATGGGCAGCGCCTGGTCGATGGCCGGGTGGAGGTGCCGACGACTTCGGTGGCCGGGATGATGCCGGCCGCGGGCCGGGCCCGGGTGCAGGCCCGCTATGAGTCGCCGATGAGGCTGCCGGAGGGGGCGCTGCAAGCGGCCAGGGACTACGCGTCCCGGCCGCGGCCGGTCGCTACTCCGCCGCCGGCGGCGACGACTGCAGCGCCGACCGTCCCGCGCCAGGCGCCGGTCAATGTGCTGGCGCCCGGGGAGACGATCATCCCGCCGCCGCCGATGACGCCGGCCATGATGAAGCCGGACACCTTCACCGATGCGATGGCGGTGGAGCGGGGGCTGGACATGGATTTTAACCCGGAGGCGACCGAGCAATTATTCGCCGAGCATTTCCGAATCGTCCGCGACGCGGTCAACAACAACGCCCCGGTAAGTGCCGCGGCCCTGGAGCTCTATGAGATGCAGGTGCCGTATTATGTGACGGACGAGACAACGGGGATCTCGCAGTTTGACCAGGACAGCTTTGATGCTTGGCAAAACTACGTTTCGGGCCGGGGCCGAGAAGTCACGGAGGATGCGGCGGAGGCCGGGGCGGTCGAGCTGCTGGCCGCGATCCGCGAGCTCGGGGGACTGCCGGCGCCGAAATCGGGCGGGAAGCGGGCGGTGTGGAAGGGAGAGCTGCAATCACTTTATGAGACGTCCCGCGGGGCCCGCGACCTGGGGATCAAGGGGGCGATGGGCCTCTTTCGCAAGGACGCACCGGATGTCGACTACTTGGTGATCGGGCTGCGAGAGAAGGGATTCCGGGTGGAAACGGAAGCGGACCTTTTCGAGCTGCTCGATAATCGGCTGCGCTCCGGCCGTGATGTCTTTGCCTACCCAACAAAGGGCAATGACGATATGGCGCCGATCGGCGGCCGGATGGGCCGGCGGGCGCCGCGGCCGGCCCCGGGGCAGATGGATCTGCTCGGTGAGCGAGACGTGGAATTTACCCTGGCCGGACAGACCGATCGCTCGAGCCTGACGCCGCAGGAAATGGCCGCGGCGCAAAGGGCGGAGGAGGAGAGAGCGAAGGCGGAGGCGCTGCAGGGGGATTTGTTTGGGGAGAAGCGAGGGTCACGGCGCTCGGCAAAGGATTTGTTGGGCCGCGAAATAAGCCCAGAGCAGTTGGCTTTTAACGAACAATTTTTGCTTTCCGGCGTGGTCGATCCGGCGCTGGCCTCTACTTACGCGACAGACTTTCCTGACATGGCGGCATACTTTGCCGAGCAGGAACAGGCGATCGGCGGGCCAAACTATGGTCAAAGCGGTCGGGGAGTTGTGCGGGTGTATCCACGGCAGGGCGCCAGGGAATCGACCGTGAACGAATTCCAACTGCCGGAGGGCGCTCAGCCGGTGGCCGAATTCACGCCCGCGCAAGTGCGAGCGGGCGAGCATCTCAAATGGTTTGCGCAGCAGCGGATAGCTG